ATGAAAAAAACAGTACTTTCACTGCTATTACTGGCCTGTGCGGGAACGGCAGCCGCTGCGCCACAGGTGATTACGGTAAGCCGCTTTGAGATGGGTAAAGACAACTGGGCGTTCAACCGTGAAGAGGTGATGCTCACGTGTCGGCCAGGCAATGCGTTATTTGTCATTAACCCGGCGACGCTGATGCAGTATCCCATTAACGATGAAGCCATGGCGCAAGTGAGAGCCGGGAAAACCACGGGGCAGTCGATTGATGTGTTGCTGGTAGACAATCCGGCGAAGCCAGGCGAGAAGAAAAGCCTGGCGCCATTTATCAAAAAAGCGCAAACCCTTTGCTAAACCCACGCTGCCTGTAACGGCCATAAAAAAACCGCAATACCGTGAGCCACGGATTGCGGTTTTTTATTAAGTGATTACGGATGAGAAGCGTTTTTTTGAACCACTTTTGTCGCGGACTGGAAAACCTGACATCGTAATCTATTCTTAAAGGGCAAGGCGATTTCAGCCTGCATTAATGCCAACTTTTAGCGCACGGCTCTCTCCCAAGAGCCATTTCCCTGGACCGAATACAGGAATCGTATTCGGTCTTTTTTTGTAACCCTTTCCAGACAAGTACTTACGCGGTTCCGTCCGAAAATGTCCGAAACTTGTCCGAATCATCATATCCGGTTTCCCAACCGTTATACCAGAATAAAATCGTTTTGGCGCGTATCGAGATACTTTTCAGTCGTCTTTTCCGAAACATGTCCGAGCAGTTTCTGTGCGAATTCTTTGCCAAATTCTTTCTCGTATAACCTTCCCGCCAGGCTTCTGATTTCGTGAAAAGTAGGTGGGTTGTCTCCCAGCGCATGAACCAGATATTTGCGCGCCTTCACAAATCCTTTCGTTAATCCATCAGGGTGGATATTACCCAGCGGGCTGTTTTTGCGAAAACCTGAGCTCACCAGGAAATCAGAACTGTTCCCCACTTTGCATTGCTCAATAACATCACGTAAACGCAACCCGGTGCGTTCCAGGTATAAGTCCAGGCTAATCGCAATTCTCATTCCTGTTTTAATCTGAACGACATGAAGACGGTCATTCTTAATGTCGGAAAACTTCATCGCGGCAATGTCTTCCCGGCGTTGCCCGGTGCAAATTGCCAGGTCCATGCCGTTTGCAAACCACGCTGGCAAAACTTTCGCGTTTCGCCTGATCGAATTAAACAGCTCCAGATCAAGTCTTTTTCTTTTCACCTCAATCTTCGGCGATTTAGTTGGCTCAACCGGATTAACCGATACCCTCCCGTTAACAATCCCTTCCCGAAAAATGTCGGACAGAACCGAGCGAAAGGTTGTGGCCATGGTCATTTTATCCTCATCTGTCCATCTTCTGAGAAATTCTGCGATATGTAATGTTGTTACTTTGGTCAATACCATTTTCCCAAAATGCTCGCCGATGGTTTCAATATGTCCCTTACGGGCCTTAAGCGTAACCTCTGCCAGATCGCGTTTATCAAGGATCTTCTGATACTCTTTCAGCCATTCAGCAACTGTGTATTCATGCTCACCTTTGAGCTGTTCCAGCAGGGTGACCGGGGAGTAGTTCTGGTCAAGGTAGTTATTTGCCTCGATCGCCTGGGCTATCGCGTCGCGCTTGGAAATTTTTCCCAGAGGGATCTCTTTCCCGGTTAACGGATTGCGCCAGGCATAGGTTTTACGTGACTGGCGGTAAGTCAGATTTCTTGGCAGATTAGAATCATATTTTTCCCGCCTTTTGCTCATTCTGCAGCTTCTCCAGCAATGTGCCTTTTCTTGGGCGCCGTTTATCCATTCCATTTACGGGCGCTTTCAAACAATGTTTATTTGGACGTATATAGATCGCGTTGGGCTCAACCTGATATCTGGTGCCGTGCCGTTCCGGTGGCGGATAAATGTTCCCGTTCCTTGCCCAGCGTCGTAACGTTGCTACAGAGGGAGGACAGGTGTAGGTATCTTCGGCCCATTCCTCAAGCGTAACGAGTTTTGCCATCACGTTGTTCCTCAACCCGACCAGATGATAATTGCCTGGCCGGGTAATTTCTGAATTACGGAAATCAGTTTGCTGTCAGGCGCTGCCAGATAGCCGAAACGTATTTAGCCTGATGGAGCGCATCAGCCAGTGCATTGTGCTTATCCCCCTCGAATGGGATGTCGTATCGCGGATTGATACCAATGGCATTACCCAGCTCCACGATGGTGCGCACATCACGATCATTTACGAACCGCCAGGGCGCCGTGCCGCCCACCAACTCATAACTTTGCTTAAGCAGCACATTGTCAAAAGTTGCACCATTACCCCAGACCTGAACCGACTTAGCTCCGTTAGCTGCGTTCCCGCACAGGAATTCACTGAACAGAGTGAGGGCAACATCAAGATCGGCAGCGTCTTCAACCAGCAAGGCTGACCGGGCCTCGGATGATTGTTTCATCCACCACAAGATGGTACTGGCATCCGGTTTAGCCCCAAAGTTCATAGCGGAAGTGAGATCCACCACCTGATAGAACTCCGGGCCTGTCTCGCCAGTTGATGGTTCGAAGAATACGGCACCGATGGAGACGACAGGGGCATCAGGGTTTGAGCCCATTGTTTCTAAATCCACCATTAGGTGCGTAAACAGTTTGCTGGTGGATATTGCCGCTTCTTTTTTTACGGTATCTGCCGACGGATCAGGCTCAACATCACCTGCAGTTGTTGCCTGGCTCGCTGATACCTGAGGATTACTTTGCTCTTCGATATTGACAGTCGCTTCCATCTGCACATTGCTGTTGGTCTCCGCGGCGTTTTCCGTTTTTGCTACTTCATTTGAGCCAATATTGATGACCGGGTTGTCTATTTTTTCAGATGATGCGAGCCCTTCGATGGAGAACACACCAGCGCCGAGGCTTTCAACTTTCGGCTGGTTGGATGTTTCGGCTGAAGGTTTCAAAGTAGTCTCTACGGCCAGTTTTCCAACAACTGCAAATTCTGTAGACAACGTTTCAAGATTATCTGCCGGAATATCACCCCGAATTACTCCCGCAACGACGGCGGCACTATCAATCTGACGTGCGGCAGCGAGAATTTCTTCGGTTGGCTTTTCGTGATTGCTTTCGGTCAGGTAGGCGTTGATGTAACCGGTAAGGCGTCCCGGATATTTATGAAACTCAGGATGAGCACTTCGGATCAGGGCGAAGATTACCGCACGCGAGTAATCAAGAACGCCCGCGGTTTTGCGAAGTGCAGCCGACCATTCCCGGAACGGGCTTTCATGTTTCTGAACGATTTCCTTGGCGCGACGATGTATAGCGCCCGGGATGTTGTAGATATCGAAATCCATTGGCAGCGTCGCGGTTGCAATTTCAATATCCAGCGTATCCAGAGTGTGTTCATAATCCGGGTTGCGATCTGTCGCGATGCCGCCGCCAGCGTTGGTGCCAGTGTCTGTGCGCTGAATGGCGGAAATGCGGTTACCTTTGGCCCATTCCTTCACAAGCAGACCTTTGTCGATATACGCGGTTTCGCTCCAGGCTTTCAGGAACTGCAGCATTACGCCAAGTTCAGGCAATTTTTTATCCTGAGGGAACGCTTCTTTTAAGGCCGAGGTCAGTTTCCAGAGGTCGTATTCTCTGACGTCTTTCAGGGCAGGTGTGTTTTCGGCGGCCAGGAGCAGGTTTTGTACGTACGAGTTATCCACGTCCATTTCCAGTGCAATAAGGGCATTTTTCTGCTCTGCCTGGATGTGGTAAGCGTATTCGCTTTCAGAGATAAACTGAGCGAGTAGACGCTGGCGGAATGGCAGGGTTGCTACGGTAATAAGCTCTGGCATTTCCGCATTCGGCAATTTTTGAACAACTTCAGTTGCAGTGGTGACAGTATTATCAATATCAGTCCTGCCCAGAGTAGTGTCCGCCCAATCCTTAACGAGCTGCTGGCGTTCTCCCGGTTCAGCTTTAACCCAGGCATCAATGAAAGCGCTGATGGCGCTTACTTCATGATTTTGATCCATTGGGAAAAGCTGTTTTACAGCCTGAACAAGTTTCCACTCAACATGGGCAGATAGTTCGTCAACGCCCAACACGTCCCGGCAAGCCTGCAGCAGGTTCTGAGCATAAAGGTTATTCTCGTCCGCCTCGATAGCGCCGATCTGGACGTGTTGGGTTTCGCTGATTTCTTTCTCTTCAGTGTCGTTCAGCAGGTACGCAATAAGGCGTTGCGGAAGTCGAAGCCGCGCTACCGGGCGGAGAAGTGCAGGGGGATTTGCCACATCCGCGTTGGTATTGTCGCTTAAGTCTGCCAGTTGCGTGTGTTCAGTTGGACTGTTAACGGATCCAGCTTCGCTGGATATTTTGCTCCAGGACTTCCCATCTTCGCCAAGTTCATAGCGATCGCACCAGGTGTCATCCAGGACGCCTTCAGGGGGCAGGTCATCAACCACAAACCAGTTCGTACGAACCGGAAGCTGATAATCGGCACCGCGACCAACTTCGATGTCGGCGTCGTCCAGTATGTTGAGGATTTCGCGCTCTGCGCGCGAATCGGATTTTGCGTCAAACCAGCAAAAAAGGTTTTTTGCTTCAGCGGCTTTTGCTTTGGCTTTAATAAGATACGCATACGTAGCCATTGTATTCGGGCTCCTTAAGGCTGTAAGATACCCGGGACTTTGATAGCTCCCTTCGGGTTGTGGTCATTGTTCAAAACTCGTTCCGGGAAGCTTTGGTCGGCTAACCGGGTACTGAACCCGCCTTGCGCGGGTTTTGTGCTTTATGGGGTAGGTGGTTTTCCTTTACCCAGTTGCGTGACGGGAACCCATTCAAGCGCGTCCATTACCGGCTTAAAGCCGTCGGGGATTTCGGTGACGGCGCGGATAACATCAGCCACACTGGTATTTGATTTGTTGAGGTGATAGCCACCTCCCGGGCCGCGTTGACTACTCACGATGTTATTGCGGCGTAATTTGCTAAATATCTGTTCAAGATAAGAAACAGAAAGCTTCGACTCTGTGCTGATGAGTGACAGCGCTACAGGGGAGCCGTTATAAACCCGACTTAAAACGGCAACGGCCTGAACCGATGCCACCACACGTTTCATTCCAAATTCCATGGTTATCCCTTTAACGGATAGCGGCCAAAGCCATCACTATGCCCTTCTCGACGAGCATCAGGCAGGCAACAGCCATGATCATTACTCAAAACTCGATTAAAACTTCATTGCTGGCTGTTGGTCGTCAGCCTTAAATCCATTCATTTTGTAACTATTTCCGGATTCCCTTTTTGAGCCAGGAAATAGCAGAGCTGGCGAAGACGAGCTGTAAACCAGCCCAGGCGAACAGCCTGACACCCCACAGGGTTGCGTGCGTAATCGATCATGTTTTTATCCTCTTGATGCCTTTTGCGTCTGGCCGACGGAACGGTTGAAACCTGCTGCGCGATTAGTCTGGTCATCTCATCCGGTGTTTCGTATGCCGCCGGCAGCTACTTCGTGGGCGTCCTGCCTGGATGACTGAATTTCTAAAATCAGACTACAAATTTTGTTTTCATTGGTCAAGTGTATATTGAAAGTAAAATCTTCAATGAAGGCGTAAACTATTTACTTTTTGTGAATTTAAGGCGAAAAAAAAGCCGCTGTTGCGGCGTTTTTTTGGGGAAAAGTAACTTTTAAGAAGATGGCGGCTCGATTTTTCTTCTTTTAAGAAATTCAGCCATGAACTTGTCGAGTTCCTCTAGTCGATCGTTTGCTTGAGCAATGAAGCGCTCCTGCTCTGACTCCGGCAACTGATCAAAAATGTCTAATAGGCGCTGTTGTTTTTCGTTTAAAACAGTCTTGCTTTCTGCAATCTCTTTAACCCATTTTTCCTCTTCATCAGACATAAAGAACCAATACAATGGCTTGCCCAATGCTTCGGGGAGTAATTCCAGCTTTTCTTTCCGAGGAATAATCCCAGCATTGCACCATCCGCTGACGGACTGCGAATTAACACCGACCCGGCGACCTAACTCAGACTGAGATATGCCAGCCTCCTCCAAGGCCCTTATAAGTCTTTCTTCAAAGTTCATATTCATATCCAAATCAAACCAGTAAGGAAGGATACAAACTTTCTTTGTAGTTTGGATCGTTCTATTTTCTTGACAATGAAAATTTTATTTTCAATCATATGAAAACAAATTCAGGAGGTGGCATGAAAGATTCAACCCAACAAAAAATAATTTTGCTATGTGGTAGTCAGTCCGAACTTGCTCGCAGACTTGGCAAAAACTCCCAAACAGTTTCGGCGTGGTTCCGCTCTCAAGTTGCAAGCACTGAAGTTCTTAACGCATGCAGAGTCTTGGACTGGCAAATCACACCGCACGAGTTACGCCCCGATCTTTATCCCAACCCAACAGATGGTTTACCTCAGAAGGAATCCTGATCATGTATTCAGCAACTTATCAGAATCATAACCAGCGATTAGCCGTTTCGTTGAAATCGCAAAATCAGAATGCGCCGCACCGCCGGGATAACATCCACCACCAGGCGATATTTGCTGCCGTTCGTGAGTGGGAGTCGACCATTCCTGGTCAGGCGCAACAAAAAATTGCCCTGCTGGTGGAAGAACAGTGGCATGAGCAAGGTGGGCGAGGGATCACCGTCAATAAGCAGAATTTATTCCGCTATCTGAAGAATGAACACTGTTCTTCTAAATACACCTCTTACGTTATGCAGCTGGCGTCGGCAATTTCCGCAGCCATGCCAATTGAAATCGCACGAAGGCACGGCTTACGTTCTGGAAAAACCGAAGCTGAGCTGGTGGCCAGCGCGGTTAAAGAATGTAGCGAGGCTCACCAGGCCAAATTGATAGGCGCTCCTCCCAGCAAGCTGGAGAAAGAGATCCGGGAAGCTGCAATTTCACTTTTTAACATGTTACCGGCGGATGCCGCAGGCCCACTGCTGGCAAGTATTAGCGCCGTGGCGCCGCAGTGTATTTGAAACGAGTTTTGACCAATGACCACAACGTCCGGGCAACCGGATAGCAGGAGTATTCATGGCAGCGCTGCCTTACATGCAACTTTACATTGCTGATTACCTGGCGGACACCATGCACTTGTCCACGGAGGAGCATGGGGCTTATTTGCTCCTCATGTTCAATTACTGGCAAACCGGGAGAGCAATACCAAAAAACCGCCTCGCTAAAATCGCACGGCTAAGTAACGACCGTTGGAGCGCCGTTGAGCCATCGTTAAAAGAGTTTTTCAACGACAACGGCATTGAATGGGTACATGAAAGGATTGAAAGGGATCTCGAAGCAGTCCGTTCATCGGTAAGTCAGAAGTCCGCAGCCGGTAAAGCCTCAGCAAGGGCCAGAAAAGCCAAGAAACCAACGGAACAAGAACGGGGAGCTAACGACCGTTCAACAGGCGTTGATATTCCGTCTGAACAGGACGTTAACGGGAACTCAACTAATAAAGATCCAGATCCAGATATAGATACAGATCTTAAAGAAAGAGAGAGAGATGAGCGCGCGCCTGAAGAAATTCAGGGGGAAGAAAACCCGCAAGACATGTTCGAGCCTCCGCCAGGAAAATTCACGATCACCACCAGCTGGAAGCCAGCCCCTGAGTTTGAGCGCCGCGCCGCGCTGTGGGGAATTATCCTCGGCGAAGCGCCTGGCTATACGCCGGAGGAGCTTCAGCAGTTCCGGGACTACTGGTCTGTCGAAGGCCGCGTTAAGCACCATCAGCAGTGGGAGCAGACTTTTGCACAGAGTCTGCGAAGCCAGCGGGAACAGGCAAAGCGCAATACGGGGCGGCAGAAGGCTACGGCATTCGCAATACCGCAACCTGATAACACGATTCCAGATGGATTCACGGGGTGATCATGAAAACCAGCAGCGAATTAATCGGACGCCTGCAGCGACTCATGCCGGCGGGTATTAAACCCAAGTTCACCAGCGCTGAAGAGCTTATGGCCTGGCAGCAGGAAGAGGGCCGAAAGCACTGCGCCGAGGTGGAGAAACTCAACCAGAAAGCGCGAGCTGATCGTATTTTCGGCCGCTCCGGCATCTGCGACCTGCACCGCAGCTGCACGTTCAAAAATTACCAGGTAAACGGCGAGGGCCAGCAGTTGGCGCTTACGATGGCAAAGCGTTACGCCCAGAACTTCGGTACCGGGTTCGGCAGCTTCGTGTTCAGCGGCGGTTGCGGTACCGGGAAAAACCATCTGGCGGCGGCGATTGGAAATTATCTGCTCGAGCGTGGCGCCACGGTTCTGGTGGTGACGATCCCCGACCTGATGCTGCGCGTCCGTGCCTGCTACGACGAGGGCGAATCAGAATCCGCGTTACTGGATGACCTTTGCCGCGTGGACCTGTTGGTTCTCGATGAGGTGGGTGTTCAGCGCGAGACGCGCGGGGAATTCGTCATCCTGAACCAGATTATCGATCGCCGCCTGGCATCCCTGAAACCCGTCGGAGTGTTGACCAACCTGAATCACCCCCAACTGACCGCCGTACTGGGCGAGCGGGTTATGGATCGCCTGCAAATGGATGACGGTGTCTGGGTGAACTTCAACTGGGCCAGTTACCGTAAAAACGTCAGCCACCTGCGTGTGGTGAAGTGAGAAAATCATGACAACGAATTTTGTTAACGACGTGATCAACTTCCTGACTAACCGGGAAGGTGACCTGCACGAAATCTCTGCGGCTATCGGCATGGATCCAAACCGGACTTCAACGCTGCTTGGTGGGCTGTTGCGTAGCGGGAAAGTGGTGCGTTCAGGGCGGCGGCGTGAATATGTTTACGCACTTGCACCTGACTATAAAACGCCGGAAGAAACCTTTCTGAGCCGTTTGGATGCCGTGGTCGCTGAGCTGAAAGAACGACGCAGAATGACGTATGCGGAAATAAAAACGCTACTGGATACCAGCGACTGCATCACGCGCGAGTTTCTGTCTCAGATTTGCAGGAAGGGCAACATCATCAAACAGGGTAAACAAGGTTATTTCCTGACATTTCAGGATTACGAGGCGTACGTGGAAGCATTGGCTGAGCGCCGCAGGGCAAAGCGTAAAGCCGAATCCGCAGCCCGACGGGCGTCGCTTAAAGCGCAGCCCGGACCCGCAGAGCCGGAAAAACCAGCAGAACCGGTTAACGCAATCACTGATGAATGCCGCCAGAACTGGCAGGGCTATCACATCCATAAAATCTTCGGGAGTTCCCGCGCATGAAAGACATGACCCATGAGCAGTTAATCCGCGCCACCTACGTGGTCGCTAATTTTAAAGATCCGGAGACAGCGAAGCTGCTGAACGAACTGGCGGGGCGACTGGACTGTGCGCTGGTAGCGGCGCGTACGGCTTGTCTGGAACGTGACGCCTCTGTCAGAGCCGAAATTGAGTGGGAAAAAGCCATGATGCAGGCTACCGGCGCTGACAGCGTTGATGACGTAGTTCTTGTCATTGAGTCGCTGAAGTCAGCTGCTGGAGAACAGCGAGCACAGGCCTGGATTGACGCGAAAGATTTCACTAAATCCATGCTGGCTTCTGATTCAGTAGACCATATCGATTTTTTATTCGACGGCAAGGTTCAGCAGAGCCGGGAGGCGCGGGCATGAGCAAATCACTTAACGCACTTTGTATTCGTCGCTGGAAAGTTCAGATGCGCGATGTTTGCGACTCGAAAGTAAACCCGTGGTGGCGTAAGCGTGACCTGCGCGGCTATATCCGGGAATGCGGATTAATCACCGCGTATTGCATGGTTGAACGAATGGCAGAAGAAAACGCAAAAGTTGACTATCAGGGCGACACATTCGGATGGTCACCTGAGTTTTCAGCCTGGTATGACGAACGCCGTGATCAGTACCTGCAAGATGCTCGCGATTACCTGAACGAAGACGTTACCACTGAAGAAATCGACGAAGCAATTCAGAACGAGCTGGAGGCCTGGAATGACTGATTCTGTCACTTTGCACAATGCCGATTGCTTCGATATCTTCTCCACGATTGCAGACGGTTCTGTTGATCTTGTTTGCGCTGACATTCCCTACGGTACCACGCAATGCCGCTGGGATTCTGTCCTCGACTTGTCGCTGATGTGGGAGCAGCTCTATCGCATCGCTAAGCCGGCGGCGGCAATTGCTCTGTTTTCAGCCCAGCCGTTTACCAGCGTGCTGGTTGCCAGCAACTTAAGGCACTGGCGCTCTGAATGGATCTGGGAAAAAGGTAACGCCACAGGCTTCCTGAACGCTAAAAAGCAGCCGCTGCGCGCGCATGAAAATATCGAGGTTTTTTACCGCCGCCAACCAACTTACAACCCTCAGATGACAGAGGGCCATACCCGCAAAACCAGTAAGCGGAAGACTGTTAACTCAGAGTGCTACGGTAAGGCGCTGACGCTGACTAAATATGATTCTACAAAGCGTTACCCACGCGATGTTCAGTTCTTCTCGAGCGATAAGCAAACCGGGAATTACCACCCAACACAGAAGCCGTTGGCGCTGGTGAAATACATCATCGCAACCTACAGCAATCCGGGTGACGTTGTGCTGGATTTCACAATGGGCAGTGGTACTACAGGCGTGGGATGTCAGGAAACTGGCCGTACGTTCATCGGCATTGAAAAAGAGACGGCAATTTTCCTCACCGCCTGCCAGCGCATGGGGATCAGACAGTGGCAGGCCGCTTGA